TTCGTGTCTATCTCGTCCATTTTCGCAAGCATTTCGTTTGCGTTGTCTATGGCCGCATTAGAACCGCCCACAAACCAGCTTATAATCTGTATCAAAAGCAATAACGCCATTGAAATCGCCATGATAATTCCAAGCCACGGCGTGGACACCGCGTTCAACCCTGCGACTGCCGCAGTCTGCGCACCTGTCGCTGCGACGTGCGCTGCTTTGGCAGCGTTTATCATTTGCATAACGGTCACTACGCCTTTTACAAGTGTTATGATTTTCGGCAGTACGATAATTATGCCAAGTAGTACCATTAGCATTTTCATCTCCCCGGTGGAAAGCCCGCCGAGCCAATTCGCGAGGGTTGTAAGCCACGGGATTACGGTCGTTTGTAAAAGCTGGACGAGTGTTTCAAACGCAGGCATCAAAGCCACCATCAGCTCCATACTGTTCGCTTGGAACTGTTGTTTTAAGGCAAGCATTTTATTCGCGGCCTCGTCTGCGTACTTTGCCTGTTCGGATGTTATGATGCCGTTCGCTATCAATGCTTCGTCTAATGCATTTATCGATTCCTGCTCCGTTCCTGCTATTACTGCAATTTCAAGACCAGTATCACCGAGTAAGCCTTGCGCTATGGTGGCACGGTCTGTCGCATCTGTAACACTACGAAGTCCGTTGTATATCATGTCGAAGACTTCCCCGTTCGATTTGCCGTTCAAGTCTTCCTGCGCAATTCCTAACTTTTCAAGGTAGGTCAGGTATCTTGCGCCTCTGCCTGCTGTGATAGACGTTAAAACCGAACCTACCTTTTCCAGCGATTTGGTGTATGCTTCTTGGTCTTTCGCAAGCATTCCGAGTCTGTTCTGCCATAGTTGCAATTCTTCCACGCTTGTTCCAAAGTGTGTAGCCGTGTCCAATAATTCGTCCCCCGCTTTTATGGCTGATGCCACGAGTGCGGTCAACGCTGCTACTACAGCGAGCGTTGCTACAGATGCCTTATTTGCCACGTTCTCTACTTTGGTAAGCCCGTCGGTCAGCTTCGTGAACTTTGCATCTCTTATGGCCGCGTTTTGCTGTTGAAGTTGTGCATTTAATTCTTCAGTCTCACGCTCCGCTTTTTCGAGTTCCTGCGCCGTCTTGGCGAGCTGTCGGTTATACGTATCCTGCGTTATCGCCCCGGCTTCGTAGTCCGCCGTCAAGCGTTTTTGCTTTTCCTGAAGGGCGGCTATTTTCTGCGCGTTCGTTTGTAAATTTTGCGACAGAAGGGTGTACTTCTGTCTTACTGTGTCCACGCTTCCGGGGTTGAGTTTCAGGCTTTTATCGAGTTCTTTTACCTGTTTATCCGCACCTTTCAAGCTCGTATTGAATTGTTTTATCTTCTGGTCTAACTCGTCAAAGCTACGCCCTATTTTTGCCATACTTCCCTCCTGTTTCTATTTGTGGTGCAAGCCCCGGGAGTTGAACCCGGTCACGTTTCCGCGCCCTTGACTTGCAAGTAGAGGACTATTCCGTCCTCTTGGAAATCTCCGCTTCAATTCGCGCTTCGATTCGGTCGCTCATCCCTTTTAACTTCTTTACAGCATTCGTGATGAAGAACGAACCCGCGCGTCGAGGCGTTCCGTAGTTCTGGATGTTCGCTATCTTTTCGTAGGGTTCTCCGTTTGGCGCGTTGCCCTCGAACCCCACTTCATAGCCATACCAGTTCTTTCCGTTGTCGGTTATCTTTGTTTCTTTATAAGCGGCTTTAAGACCGCCCGTTTTAACGGGGATTTTAGGCACCACACGGTTCGAGAATTCGCGAACTTCTTCGTCTATGACTTGTTCTCCCACTTTGCGTGCTTTCGTGCCTACGTCGCTTAACCCGTCCAAAAACTCCGACATTTCCTTGGTGATGCCGTCGTTCCAGCTCATGTTACCCCTCCATTTCCACCGGTTCCGATAAGTCGATATAGTCGGCGGTATCGTTATTCCCTCTTTCGTGAAGGTCAACCGAAAGGTTTATTACGTCCATTACGACGTTCATCCCGTATTTCAGAATGTCCACCTTAAACCCCATTTGCGCGAGCGCGTATAAAAGGTAGCTGGTCATTCCGTACTTCTTCACGGTCTCGCTTTTATTCAGCTTTTCCGGAACGTGGAGTTTTTTTTTGCGTGGTTGTCGTATTCCATCGCCATGTTGAGCAGTTCAAAAGCGAATTGCGGGTCTTCATATATCTCTTGCGGGAGAAGTTCTATCCCCACGGCGAGTGCTTCCGCGTGATCCGCTTCGGGAAGTGCGCAAACGCGCATAATCACGAGCAGAACCTCAATTAAAGAAAGCCCGCCCACTATGTTATCTGTATCCTGCGCTGCTTTGAATGCTGTCATTAGCACTTCGGAATTCGCCATCACTACGCCTATTTTTTCGTCCGACCCTTGCGCCGTCTCAAATTTAGCGATGGCCTCCATCGTGTCTTTGTTTACTACGCCCATCAAACCTTTTTTGTAATCTTCGAGAGCCTTACCGAGTTCAACTCCCGTAAAAGACTTAAAAAGCGGGAACAGGTAGCCGTTTGCCATAAAAACAATGTTATCTACCTCCCCGCTTTCTTTGTCTTTGTACTCGTAAGTGCGGACGTATCGCGTGGGGTAACGCTTAAAAGCCATTACCTACCGCTCCTTAAGAACCGCTTGTCGCTTCGGCGGGGAACACGATTTTCTCGGTATTCGCGTCATACTTCGCCTTGTTCTTCACGCTATTCACGATAGCGTAGGTTCTTCTGCCCGTGCTTCCATCTGCTTTCGCAAAGAAGACGGGGTACGCGTAACCTTTCAACTTCAATTCAGCGATGGCGTTATCGTCTTTCGATATCGTCTTGCTGTCAATTGCAGGAAGGTCAAAACGCACTTTATAAAGGATGAGTTTGTTTTTGCTTTCGCCCGCAGCGGACTTGATGAGCCTGTCGCTCGAAAGTCCAAGCCATACGGTTCCGTCGTCGCTGTCGCCTACGCATACACCGTCGGCTTCGCTGTATTTTACTGCGAGTAAGTCTTCCATATTTTCGACCGGGATGTCGTAAAGCGTAAGCTCTACGTCGCCAAGCACAGGGCCTTTGATGACATCCCACGCGGGGTCATTCCCGCTGGGCATCTCCGTAGTCGTCTGCGTAGGAGTGAAGACGAGTGCGGTGTCGCCCTGCCATTGTACGGGGTCGGTGTCGTAGCCGTTGAACTCTGCGTTCAATCTCTGGGTGAGAATGTTTTGCAAGCCGCGACTGATGATTTTCTGTACCACTTTTTTAGGCATGTTGTTTCTCCTTAAAAATTATTTTTTACGAACAGTATCTTTCTGTTCGTGTAGGTCTGCCCGTCTTCCGTTGCCGGGACCGGGCTTTCTCCCTCGCTGCTTATCGTCCAGAGACCGTCTGCCAGTTCATTCATCAGAACTTCGGCAAACTTCCCGAAGGGGCTTTCTTTCTCGTCGCTGAAAAACAGGAACGGGTCGTCATAATAAAACGTAAGCGCGACCGTCACGTCAAAGTTCGACGGGCGGTTTCCCGCGTGGTTCGGCTTCGTTTCTATGATGTTGTAGATGCAATATACCGAGTGAGTCTGCCCGTCTACGGTCGCCCTCGCTTCGGAAGCTACCGCCGGTGTTTCATTTCGGTAAAATAAAGGGCTGGGCGCGGCTCGAACTTCGTCGTCTGTCAGCCCCCAGCCGTCAGACCAGCCTGCGTTTATGAATGCTGTTTCTATCGCTTTTACGGCCGCATTTTCGGCTTTTATCACGTTATCCGTCATACGTATCCTCCGTATAATCTTTTTCGTCTCGGAAGGCGTAAGCCGTAATTTTTAAGTCTTCCTTTGCGTATTCGAATTCGTCGGGCTTTTCACGTATCGTGTAGGACACCCCTTTCTCGTCGATTATCGTTAAGCGTTCCCACATGTCCAGAATTTTGGGGTTGTAGCCTACTATAATCTGCACGACGGTTTGGTGTCCTACCGATTCGTTTGCGAGCCTTTCTCTTTGTGACAGGTCTCGAATATGCGCCCAGAACCCACCGCTATCCTTGCTGTGTATAAAGTGTCGCGTATGGGTTTTGGTCGGTTTTTCTCTCACGGTTTCGGCGTAGAAGCAACGGATTTTTTTGCCTTTTACGATTTTGCTCATCCGTTACCCCCCGTCTCGCGCTTCTGAAGTAAAGCCTCGCATTGCGTTGCTATAATCGTCAGCATCCTTTCGTTATCCACTTGGTCGAGGTACGCCCGGACGTATTCGATTATGTAACTATCGGACAGTCTATCGAACTCTGCGCGGTTTTCCTCGGGGATATCGTAGTCGAGTTGCTTTTCACCGAGTGTCACTTTATAGCCTATGGCTACCAGTAACGCGGCTTTCGCCGTATCGATGTATCTACCGATTTGAACGTTGATGTATTCGAAGTCGTCTTTGCGCAAGGCTTCCCTTACTTGGTCAGTTGTAATCGTCATCCGGGAGTCCCTCCTATCTCGCTATTAGGCGGTTGCGTTCGCGCCGCGGCAAATAACGAGAAGGCTTTCGTCGTCTGCGAGCTTACCGTCTGCGATGATGGTTGCTTTGTGGATTTTTTCGTCGGTTTCTTCGTCGATATAGTTGCGAACCGTCAACTGCATATTGCTGTTGAACTTGTAGTCGCCGTCATCTACGAAGTAAGCGAACGCTGTCGCTTGGGATGCGGTCGCATTGCCAGTGATGCTGTCGAACAAAGGCAAGCCTTGGTCTTCAAGAAGAACCACTTCACGGCCCATGAACACGTGAATGGGCGCGCCGCCGAACCCGATAGTATCGAGTGCGATTACCTTGCCCGTTTCGTCTTTCATGCCGAGAACGTGAGACTGCCAGTCGGTCTTATTGATGTGCAATACCGAGTTCGCTTGTCTTGCGAGCGGAATTTTAGCCCAGATTTTAATCCATTCTGCATAGTCGCTGATGGTTTTGTTGTTGAGCTGTGCCGCTTTCGTTTTGTAATCTGCGCCGGTGAGAATACCAGTAGGTTGGCCCGTACCAGTGCCGTTGACGATTACTTTATCAAAGCCACGCTTGCATGCGTCAAGCAATCTCTCGAGAAGTGCCGCTTCGAACTGGTCGAGGCTCATGTACTGGGATTCGAGACTGATTGCGAGTCTGATTTGACCCTTGTAGCCCGTGAAGGTAATCGAACCGGTCGTTGCTTTGGTGCGCGAAGACTTGCCGTTCTCGGACACCCATTCAAGTTCAGGCTTGAAGTTCACAAGGGGGATTGCTATACCGGCAGGGTAGTTCGTCTTGGTTACTCTTGCGAAAAGCGAGCCAGCGTTGCTGTGCTTAAGGAAGAGCTGGTCGGTAATCGTCGTAGGGATGATTACGGACTGAATACCATCCGTGGTGGTGGACGCGTCTGCTCTTGCGAGAAGAGGGCTTTCTGCACGGTGTAATACCCAGTTCATGAATGCCTGTCTGTATTCCAAGGTGCGGTATTTGTCTGCCGCTCTTTCGTTCGTCTCCGTTACTGCGGGTGCCGCAGCAGGGGTAGAAACCACGGGCGCGAAATTTTGCGCTTGTGCGCGAAGTTGAACGGACTTTCTGGTGAGTTCTTCTCTCTCCTGAACGAGCGTATTCACTTCGCCGTCAAGGGCTGCCATTCTTTCGTGAGTGGTCTCGGGGTTCTGTGCTTCGGTTTGGATTGCCGCCATACGAGAATTGATTTCCGCAAGGCGTGCCATGATTTGCTGAAGAGTCATAGTTTTTTTTTCTCCTTATTTTGTTAAAATGTTGATTTTATGCAGTAACGCTTGACGGGAACGCTCGTCCAGCTCTGCGGCTCGTTCGTCCAAGTCACCGCGTCGTCTTGCGTAAATGCTCGTAGTAGGGTTAGCTCCAAAGTCAACGGCGGAAACGTCGAAAACTCGAAGAACCTTTCGAACGTAGAAGGTGATTCTGTCGCTTTCTTCTACGATGCGTTCGCTATTGCGTTCTTCCGTGAACGCCCAGCTCATTTGTGATACAGTCCCGTTTGAAACTTCAAGGTATAAATCCTTTCCGCCCGACGTAGGAAGTAAATTCATTTTAACGTCTACACGATCAGGATGGACCGTAATGGTAAGGCGACCACGCTCCGTCTTGCTTGTCGTTCGTGCAGGAGTTCCTCTACTGTCCCCGTGGTTGTATTTCACGGGTACATCGGCATAATCGGCGTCGTCAAAGGCACCGTGTTCGATTACCTCGTACACGTCTTTGTTGCCATACCTGAACAGCTTATACGGTTGGTCAAAAATGACAGGCGTTCCGCAGAGTATTAAATCCCCGCTTTCGCCTACGTCTTCCGCCCTTACTTCCATAAGCCTACGGTAGTCGTGGTGTAATGTGCGCAATTGCGCGAGATTGTTATTCATCTGATTTTTGATTTCCGGCATCTCCATCGCCCTCCTCTTTACTATTACCCGACGAGCCGTCACTCTCGTCTGTTTCTTTCGGTTTTTCCTTGTCTCCGTTGCTCTGGTCTTTCAAGCTATCGTTGTAGTTTTGCGATGTCACAACTACATTACGTTTTCCGCTGGGAACTGGCAAGCCGAGAAGGTCGCCGAGCGTTCCAAGGGTGAACGCGCCGATTTCACGCGCTTTGGTGAAAAGTTCGAGCCTTGTCTTCATTGACAAGTAATTCATTTTTCGGTCGCTATAAACAATTCGATTACCCATATCGAATTCGCGGTCCGTGAAAAGTTTTCGCGTCATCTCTTGCGCTGCTCTTTCGAAGAACGTTTCAGGGGTTCTCTCATAGTAAGATGTCATTTCGTCTTCGTTCGCAGTTCCTGCGATTACCTTTTCCGGGCATCCGAAAAACTTATAAACCGCTTGATTCCATTGATTCTGCTCCGCATAGTTCGCCGTCTTCTGCTGTTGCGCTTGCACGGGCGTGAGCTTTACTGAACTGTCAGAGAAAACGATCCCCACTTGCGAGTCGCTTTTCACGTTCAGATAGTTATCTGTGAATTCTTTTGCCTTTTTCTTCAGTTCCGTTTTGTTTATCTTGGTCGCGTATTCGCCTATAAAACGTATAAACGTGCTTGTCAGAATGGCGTTTTCTATCCCTTTGTAATTCAGATTTATCAAGTCAATCACTCGCTTGATGGGGCTGTTCGCATCACCACCGAACATTACGTCTTTGGTCACTTCTCTTGCGATGTGGATTATCTCGCTGTACGGGATTACTACGTCGTGTCCGTTAAGCGTGAACTTCAAAAGAATTTCCCCTGTGCTGATTTTATCGAATTTCACACTTGACGGGTCGATGCTCCAGAACGCGATAATCTTTCCGAACGGGTCTATTTCTTTGTAAATAAAAGCATTGCTGTATTTGTAGTAAAAGCTCGCGGTTCTCTCCCAAAAAACCGCCGCCGTCATGAGCGGGTTCGGGCTATACTGCAGGAGTTTATCGAGATGAGCGTAGTCGTGCTTCCTCTCTCCGTCGGGGAGTATTCTCACGCTGGAGAACTCCACTTTACTGCAATACAGCGCGTTCGTTTGAATGCACGATGCCGCCGCCTCGTTGCTGAACATCCCGCCATCAGGCGCATAGTAGGCGGGGGTCAATCCGCCATACGAACCTATCTGCAGAACGATTTGGTTCGATTCCTCTGTCTGGGTCTTCGCTCTGCGATTAAATATTCCCATTTTTATCCTCCTACGAATTCGTTATAATGGTCGGTTACGCCTACGAAAGCGTTCAGCAACGTCGCGAAACCGTCTATTTTTCTCATGTTGTTATGCCCTGCCTTGCAAGGGAGAAGGTTTTTGTTTCTGGTGTCTTCTTCCACCGCCACGTTAGTCAAGCACCACTTCATTACGGGGTTGTTGTTATAATTGACTTTTTTCTGTCGAAGTTCCGCATCCAATCGCTGAAACGGAACCGACAGCGTCTTGCTTCCTTGCTGGGCGCGGATTAGGCACTCGCCTTCTTTGAACCCTTCGTTATGAAGGTCTGTCACAAGGTACCGCGCCGCGTACGCATCATAGTAAATCCAGCGGTATCTGATGTGGTATTTGTTTACCATGGAGCATACGTATTTCACGATTTCCTTGTGGTCGATGCTGTTCACGCCTGCTACTCTTATGTAGCCTTGCTCCACCCATGCGCGCCAGACATTACCCATTCTCACGTCTTGCGACACTTTGCTGTAAAAACTCGACGAAATCCAGAACATTGTATCTACGCAATACTCGCCCTGCCTTTCGTCCCAGAATACGGTCGTGAAACTTGTCAAGTCGTTTGTGAGTGAAAGGTCGAACCCGCCGATAGCGTCGTACCCTCGGAAACGTTTCAAGTCGAAGGTTCGTTCATTGTTTATGGTATCGTATTCAAAGTACGCATCTCCACTCACGCCGCCCAGATTAAAGTGCTTTACTTTGACGGCATTCAAGCTCTGCGGTTTATCGAGTGCGGTTCGTACCGTATTCCGCAAGGCCTCGTATGTCATTATCGTCCCTATACTCGGATTCGCCTGTTGCCACGTATCTTCGTTCAGCCAGTCGTTTGGGTTGTCGAGTTCGTAAAGTAGCGAGAGCTTGCGCTCGTCTTGAATTATCCCGTCGATAATGTCACAGCTGTTTTTGTACTCCGTGTCGAACAGTCCCTCACGCAAGTAGCCTTTTGTCGTTAACATTAAAAACAAAGGGTCTCTTACCGAGATTTGCCCGTTGTATAAAATGTCGTATAAGTCTTGATACAGCTCGTGTACTTCGTCCAGAATTACGACTTTCGGCAGTTTTCCGTCGAGAAGGTTCGGGGTGTTTGCTAACGGCATAAACACCGAGAACCCGTTTTTCCTGATGTTCTTGATGTCGTATTGCCTGCGTTTCAGCATCGTTTGAAGCTGGGGCGACTGGTCGAGCATGTTCGCCGCTTCTTGCCAGATGATTCTTGATTGCTGAAGTGCGTTTGCTGCGCTGTACACTTCGTTGCCTTTTCGCGCTGTTTCGTAAAGCGCAACGGGTGCGACCATTGTCGTTTTCCCGTTCTTCTTGCCTACCAAAGTAAACACGCGCTGGTGCTTTCGAACGTCGCTTTCTCTTTCTACTATTCCGTAAATCGCCGAAAGCGCAGCCTTTTGCCACAGTAGGTACTGTATAGGCTGACCACGCCATTCGTCTTTACTCTGTCGGCAGAACCTTTCGCCGAAGTCTATAGGTTTTGAGGCGAGCTTCGGGTTGTAGTACCAGCGCGGGTCTTTTCCCTCGAGTATGGGGATGAGTTGCAGGTATTGTTTCCGCACCCTTTTGGGTATATTTATCTTTCCGCGTTCTCCCGCGTTGAGATAGTCTTCAATCCAAAGCCCCACGGTTTAATCCTCCATGAATTCTTCCGCCGGGCTACGATTTGCTTTCTCCTGTCTGACTGCGTATGCCGCGCGTCCTGCTGGCGTAAGTGCCAGCTGTTCTGCAAGCACACGAATGGTCGCATTGTGCCGTTCAATTTCTCGAAGTACGGGATTTATGACCTTTCGTTTGCTGGTGCCTGCGGTGCTTTCTATCGGTATCCCTGCGGCTGAAAATTTCCCGCGCGTTGTATTTGTTTCGTCGTCGCAGAAAATCTTTTGCTCTTTTAGCCACTCTTGGTAGAGTCTGTCTCGCAGGTCTACCTCTATGACGTAGCTCGTAAGTACCGCCTTATCGAGGTCGTTCAGCACCTCGATTTCAAGCGTTTTGTATAGTTTTACCACGCGTTGCCACTCTTTACGTGCGCCCTCGGGCAGCCACTTCGGGGGAGTCAATTTCGCGCTATCGACTTTTGGCACGAGTGCTTTTTGCCTCTCTATCGCGCCTGTATCCTTATAGGTGCCGTTGTCCTTTAACTCCGGCGGGATTGCTTTTCTTCCTTTACCCATATTTTTCGTACCATTCCTTTTTCGTCAAATTCCAAACCCGGCGCGAGAACTTCTTTTTGCGTAGTCACCACGTTGTGGCAATGCTGACATAAAAGCATGAGATTACTCTCGTTTAACGCTATATCCGGGTTGTCGATGTTTTCGGCCGTCAACTCGATTTTATGATGCACGTGGAACTGCTTATAAAAGGGTTTTATGTCAGACTTTGCGTACTTATTTCTGCATTGTTCGCAGATGTATCCCTTGCTGGATGCGTAGTGCTTGGCAAGCCTGCGCCACGCTTTGCTGTTATAAAACTTCGTTTTTCGAGGGTCTCTTTCAAATTGCATCTTCCACCTTTACTGCTGTCAGCCCGGTATACTTCTCCCACCTATCCACTATTGCGCTGGCGTAGCGTTCGTCAAGCTCTACTGTTCGGCATTGTCGGCCGAGTTGTTCACACGCCATCAGCGTGCTACCGCTACCGCCGAACGGGTCAAGAACCACGTCGTCTCTTTTACTGCTGTTCGCTATCAAACGCGCCATCAGCCTGATAGGTTTCATCGTAGGATGGAGTTCCGATGCTGCGGGCTTGTCTTCGCGTATTACCGTGCTTTCTGCCTTTTCTTCTTTTTCGAGAAGTTCTTTGCAAAGGCGCACGAGGTCGTCCTTTT